CTCACGTGGAAATGATGGGATTCCTGGGTATCGGTAACAACCCGATGGTAGGATGTACAGTGGCTTGTGCGGTTGACGTGGCTACTGCTTTGAGCAAGTAATTTAAGTTACTTAATACAGATAAACTCCTGTAATCCTTGTGGTTGCAGGAGTTTTTTATTTGTGGTAACTTGGCTTAGACAACAGATTGAAGCACCTTGCATCACTCACTATTTAGAGTGAATGAATGGTGAATCAGTAAGGAGATAACAAGATAAATCCTGCTTTATTTAAGTCCAAACAGCTCATGTAAAGAGTAGCCAATTACCCCTCAAATCAAGCCATAAACAGGTTACTTTTGCAGCCGATTTGCAGCCGAATTTGTCATTCTTAAAAAACGGCTGCAAGAATTGGCATAATCAACTATAATACAATGCGATACACTCCATATAACATTTAATTTAAAATGGAGAAACATTGTACAATGGTTTACTTTTCACTAAGAGAAAGTAAGCAAAACAAGAAAGGTCTATCACCTATTGAGGTTTCAATCACCACCAACGGAAAGAGAATCTACTTTAGTACAGGTAAACACATATCTGCTACTGATTGGAACAAAGAGAAGCAAGCTGTAAAAGGCAAGAGTGAAGAAGCGCAGCTAATCAACGGTTATCTGATTCAACTACGGAATAAGATATATCAGAAAGAAATTGAGCTACTTCAAAAGGGCTACCTTATCACTGCTGAACTATTAAAAGAAGCTATCACAGACAAGGTGGAAGCCCTAAACGAGAAGACTTTATTGGATGTTCTGAACGAACATAACACAGAGCGCAAAGCAATGGTAGGTAAAACTGTTGCCCCTGCCACTTATTGGGTGTTTGAATATACAGGCAGACTATTCAAAGAGTTCATTCAGCAGAAATATGAACGTAAGGACTTATATTTAAGAGAGATAAACTTGGGCTTCATTCAAGGATTCCATGCTTTCCTTTTAGGAGAGAAGAAGATGGGACAAAACTCCTGCACCAAGCATTTAAAGTTCTTAAAGAAGTTGCTAAATTTAGCTGTCGCCAACTCTTATATATCCTACAATCCTGTAAATGCTTATAAAGTAGAACGCGAACCCGTAGAAGTGGATTTCTTGGATGAAGAAGAATTGAGGAAGATTATTAACTTTGATACTCCCCTGCCACGATTGGAGCGGGCTAAAGATATGTTCCTCTTTGGGTGCTTCACTGGGCTTAGCTACATTGACATTAAAACCTTGACACCTGAACACTTTGAGAAAGATAACGCTGGCAGAATATGGATTAAGAAACGCAGGGTTAAGACAGGAGTTCTATCACGCATCCCCCTACTCCCTATCGCCAAGCTGATATTGGATAAATACAAAGGTGGAGAGAAACTACTCCCTATTCAAGACCCTGCGGACATCAACAAATATCTAAAGGATATAGCTATACTTTGTGGAATCAATAAACGCATTTGCTTCCACACAAGTAGGCACACCTTTGCAAGTACCGTTACTTTAGCCAATAACATATCTCTGGAAGTCGTTTCTAAGATGTTGGGACATACCAATACACGAATGACTGCCCACTATGCAAAGCTAATAGACAAGTGCATAGGTGAGCAGATGGATAAACTCATGGATACGTTTACAGGAGATTCTGATTACTAAAGCATATCCTACCCACAAATTCCCCACTTGTAGCAATGCAAGTGGGGATTATTTTTTAACTTTGCTTTCAAATACAATCAATGAAAGCTATGCAAGAAGTAATATTTGACATACCGACCATAAAGAAACTATACCCGGAACTGAACAGATGTTTCGGCTTTACCTATGACGACATATCTAACGAACTTACCCAAGTCTATACTAAAAAAGTCTTCAATCTGAACCGGAAGAAAAAGAGCTTGCCAATCAGTGTAAATCAGAAGATGGTTGGGGAGTGGATGCAGTAAAATTTGCATTGGCTACCACCGAGAATATAGTAATTACAGTTCCAGATAGTTTTAACTCTAAAACAATAAAGGAATCTTATGTCGCAGAACTTTATAATGAAGATTTTGCTTCATGTGCATTAATATTCATGGCTGCACTCCTATACAGGAACAGAATAACGGAAGTTCCAATATCGGAAGGAGAATATGACGATATGCTATATCAACAATATATCCATGAAGTCAGACCCGATATGCTAAAATTATACATTGCTCTCAATCAGCCCAAACAGAAAAATGGAAAAGACTTTATTACTGATATAAAGATTACAGCAGGTGGCAATTCGCCAATACTTATCAATAATAAAGATAGCTGGTTTGAGAACAAACTGAATGAATACCTGCATCAATATTTGGGAGTAAGTAATTTAGAGGAAGCTCAAAAAGAATTGGATTTCATCTATGAAAACAAGAAAGTAGGCAACAAAATGATTGACCCTATCCAGTCTCTCTATATATGGGGGACTTATCAGTTGCTCCAGAACACACATTTAAAATCAACCAAAGAAAAAGTACCGACAAGACCACAAGCCTATTTAATTGAATCATATCTTAGAGCTATTGAATTAATAGATACCGATGATGTTAAAACAGATGCCAACAATATAAGAAGCAGATTAAATTCATTCCTTAAAAAATATGATACGGTAGAAGCTCTGTTGGATTACAAAGCATTCAAATTATCACCTTATAATATAGGTGGAACGAAACTCTGGTGAACCAAACTCTCCCTACTTAAAAGGCAGCTCTTACGATGGTAAAGAACTGCCTTTTTATTTGTCCTATTCCTTACCACCTTACCCAACCATAATATTCTACTTTTGCACCGCTTTCAAAAAGGAGTGATGATAAATCTCTTAAAGGTAAATGGCTGGTAAAAAACTCACTCAAACATACAGTTATTCTTTACCAATTCACCTAATGAGAACATCATAACTTTGCAACGTAATCAAAAATAAAATGGTGCGCACCTTTTAATAACGATTACCTGTAAGTCCTTGCAGAATAAGGACAAAATTATTAATCCATAAAATTATAAGAATATGGAATTTACAATTAATGGAACAACTGTTTCACAAGCTAAGTCTTATGACAATACAGGTGCGCACAATGCCATCAAGTCAATGATGCAAAGAAAAGAAACTCTTAGCATCAGACTATACACTGACAAGGACAATTATCCTTACATCTGGATTGAATCTTACAATGTGGCAGGATTCAAATACTATGTTACCCCGACTTCTTTCAAATGGATATATACTTATCTGACTACTGGGGAAAGTGAGGATGGAGGGATTCAACCGACAGAACTGACCCCATATCAAACAGGTGAAGATAACAACTTTCAGCTATCCATATTGAAACAACTTATTGAATCTGGCAAACGTGTGCAATTCGTCCCTTTGTTTCGTGAAGTTAATAATTACATCAGTGCTACCAGTGCTTTCCTGCGTGGAAAGATATTCTTTCGGGTAGAACGTACCGAAGAACTACTGGACTACTTGCGTGAGAAAGAAACTTTAATCTGATTATTAACCCTAAGAGAGGGAGCTTAAAAACTCCCCTCTCTCTAAAACGAAATAAAGATGAACACTACATATATCAAAATAGAGAAGAAACATAATGGTAAGATTCAGTATCTGACAGAAGTCTTACCTCAAATTCCGACCAATACTATCCTTTATAAGAAGCTGACAGGACTTGGAGCAACTTATGGGGAATTGAAAGCTGACAGAAATTCCATCATATTGGAGCCAAATGTTCCAGTGATAAAAGGTAAATGCAAAGACCCGAAGCATTCAAATGACAACCTTTTTGGAGTTTATGAGAATGTGACAGTGGAGAGAATAGTAAAATACCTACGAGCAAGTAAGGACAAGCATATCAAGCTGCTATCCACTCCAGAAAGTTTCTTTAAGATTAAATCTGCATTTGAAGAGTTGGATATGGATATTTACTCAACCTGTTACTTGTTATTCGATGAATGCCATAAGATTGTAAAAGACGTGGATTATAGAGAGGATATAACATTACCTTTCGATGATTTCTTCATGTTTGACAATAAAGGATTAGTGTCTGCCACTCCGTTAGATTTCACAGATCCACGATTTTTTAAACAGAGATTCCAAATTATGGAAGTACAACCGATGTTTGACTATGCCCAGCCCATTAATATTTACCATACAAATAATGTGCTGCAAAAGCTAAAGGAACGATTGGACGGAGCAGCCAACAATCCCATCTTCCTGTTCATTAATTCCACTGAAACAATCTATTCTATCATGCAGAAATTAGACATACTGGAGCAATCAACAGTTTTTTGTGCATCCAACAGCGTAACGAGTTTAAAAGATAAGAAGTTTGCTAACGCATATTCAGATTGGGATGCTGACAAAATGAGACGGTTCAATTTTCTTACGAGCAGGTTCTTTAATGCTTTGGATATAGAACTGGATTTCTGCCCAGAAGTGTTCATTGTAACCGATACTACTATGGCAACCCAAAGCATGGTTGACCCGTTTACAGATACGATACAGATAATAGGTCGTTTCAGAAATGGAATTGCTTCTGCAAACCATATCACCAATACAGACTATAATTTCTCTGTAAGGTCTAAAGCACAGTTGCAATATATGATAGGTGTGTTTGAGCAGGTTTATGGAATGATGAAAACCTATTACGATAATGCCACGACAGATGAGGCAAGGGATGCTTACAAATCCATATTAGATACCCATCCCTTTAAATCCATGCTGAACAGAAACGGTGAGAAGAACTGGTTTAAGATAGATAATTATATTACAGATGCTATTGTGCGAGGTTACTATAAAAACTTCGATATGCTGACCAATACATATAAACAATGTAAGTCTTTCAAAGTCAGTTGTGAATCGAGACCCTATCCTTTAGGCGATTTGGAAAGATTGAAACGAGAGAATAAATCTGCCAGCATCAAGGCTAAGCGTAAAGAAATAGTCGAGCAATTGGAAATGTTGAAAGGGGATGAAACCAGCATAGCGATGGAACATAAAAGGGAACTTATAAGAACTGACGCTTTCATTGTAGAAGCCTATGAAGAGTTGGGGAAAGAGAAGATTGAGGAATTGAATTACTCCCAACCCAAAATCAGAGAAGCCATGATTCTTAAACGATACAATGAAAAGCGCAAAGGTTCAGAGTTTGTTGAAATGGTAAAAAACAGATTCAAGGCAGGACGCTCATACGAATTGTCCGACATAAGCAAAACAAGGGATGAAATATATACTCTGATGAATATGCCATCTGTAAAGAAGAAACCCAAAGACTTTCTTGAAGAGTTCTTCAAATGCAAGGATAGCTGGAAGAACAGACAGAGGGCTTTATTCTTGGAATACGAGAAAGTTTAATAGGGTACAACATTTCACCAACAAACCACTCTTTATAACCCCTTTCATGGGAATGTTGTATCTGTAAAATTAGAAAGTCCAGATTAATATAGTCTGGATTTTCTTCTGAAATTACTAACCAGTCAATGACATAATAAAACAAGATATGTTACAATTAATAATTGAGGGATGGGGATATATCACTCTGGAGCAGATACCCCATTATACTGATATAGCAACTTTACACCCGAATCCGATTTTGTCCTACTCTCAATTCATAACGGGAAACTTCCATTTAGCAGGTTTAGCATTGGACTGCATAACTCCGAGCATTAAAATTTCACTACAAGTAAGGCTCTATACTAATTTTAAAGAATGTTACATAAATATTATGCCACCCCCTAAAAAGTCACTACCTTTGTAATATCAAAATGAGGGAGGAACAGCCACTTCCATGTGTACCCCGTATGGTACATGTGAGGCTTTTAAACTCATTTTATTTTCTTCAAGCTGCCACTTCGGACAACTTGTCCACTTCATATACAGATAAGACAAACATCCATTCAGATTTTTCATTTGTCAACATCTATAATTCTAATATGAATGACTGTAAAGAACTGACCTATGAACAGGTTCGTGAGCTTGCCATAGCCCGATATGTGGATGATAACAAAATCAGCATCGGAGTCTGGGCTAAACAGAATGGCTACATCAAGAAGAAGAGACAAAAAGATAACAGGGTTTACACCATTTACATCAAGATGAACAATGATAATGCAATTAAACAGTAATGATTATGAAAACAGGAATGACTAACTTTAATGTGAACATGTACAATGAAAAGATTGAATTATTAAACGAAATAATAGATACTCTTAACAATACAATATACAGTTTCTACAGTTGGGGACATACAATTACTCCTGCATTTGTAAAGAAGCTGATAGATAATCCAGCCGAAATATACCATGAATATTTGAGCTTCGAATACATAGCACAACGCAAATGTGCAGAGCATGGGATAAAAGACAAAGAATATCTTCATCCTCTACACCAAGACTGTTTCCATGATATTGTGGATGAAATGGAATCCATATTTGAATCTCTTAATAAATTCTGCCGGTTACTACCACATATCAAAAAAGTTTATGGTTCTTTATGCTATCTTGTAGAAGAGGAATATCTCAATGAACCTCACTTTGCAGAAACTAAAAATGCAAGACTTCGAATCATGCAACAATGTGCAGAACTTGAAGACAATAGATTCACATTCTCTGAATCGGACTTTGAAGTCTGAATGTAAGCAGAATGAGGGAGGGCTATGCAAATGGTTCTCCCTCATTTATATTAATGCCAACAGTCAGAATATTTATTGTAGTTCAGCATGTTTTCTTCTATGGTTGCATTACATTCTGTAAGCAGAGATTATATGCAGTCACACTATTTACATTTGAACTCTTAATATTACAGATTTCAAACAGGTGGGTTGGCTCTTGCAAATAGGTGGATTGGAACTTTCATACAGGTAGGCTACTTATAAATACCTATATATAAACACCTATTGCCCATAAATACTCTACCTATCATTCGCCTTGCTACGCAAGTCGCATGAATACCAATTTATTAAGAAGATGATAATTTATAAACTCAATCCATTTATTATGATTATTCATTTACCCACAGGGCTGGAATTTATCACTCAGAAAGATGCCAAGTCTTATTTTGGCAATCACAGGTACAGGAAATTGGTAAAAGAGAACAAGATTTATTTTACTAACTATAATAAACCAGTTGCTAATGACAGGAACAGAATTATCATACAGAAGAATAACTGAAACTATTGCAGGCAAATTGGACTTGCTGGAAGCATACCTGTTCTATTGTTTGGCTCTATGCTCCGACTGTTACACAATGGTTTCAGATGTCAAGCAAGAGACACTGACAGAGTTCTATGGCATAAAGAAAGAAGAACTGATAAGGCTATGGTTACATAAGTTTGAGGACTTGAATCTGATTCGGATAGACAAGCATCCAATTAAAGGCAAATATGGACGTTTTGACAGATGCCAATATACATTGAATACTGAGCATTATGTCCTTATAAGCAAGAAGTTGTACAGTGAACCCATATCCCGCCAATTAAAAGGATTTCTTGTCTTGTTAAAGTGCAAGTGTCTGAACGCTACAAATACCTGTCAATATACCCAAAGTGAATTAGCCAAAGAACTGAACATAAGCCCAAGTTCCGTTTCAAGATATTTAAAACAGGCAGAAGATTGCGGATATATAAAAAGGGATGATAAAGGAATACACCTTAAAGACAGAAAGATGTTCATCGTTACTTCTGAATCAACATTTGCATTTATAAAAAATGTCTATCCAAATATCCTTACTGATGAAGATATGGCAGAGAGAAAGATTCACAATTATAACGAATAATGTTTCAATAACAGGTAGTTGGGATTGTTTATACTGTCCATTTAATACATTAAGAGATAGTACGAATAATCCCAAGTCTCCTTATTATGACTTTAGAAGCATCTAAATTCTGATTTTTAAGACTGGATGCAACATTTAAGAGGAAGAATGGACTTTATAACCCCAATCTCCAAAATGTTGCACGCGATACCATACCCCTAATTTATACCCCCTCTCACCAAGCAGAATAAAAACGGAATTGGTCAGACACCTACCCACCCCCTCAACCATTATAAATTTTACTATTCACCTCACATCATTCATGGACTTCTTAAAGAGATACACAATACAGACATAATGGTAATATAGTCTAATTGTAATATCACTTAAAAGTAATTCAGCGAATTGTAGTAAAGTTCAAATCGTTATGGAGTAATCCAAGACGATATGGACTTTACCAATTCAGAGTTAAATCAATCAATAATCATTTAAACAGTTTATCATTATGAGAAATTTAGTTATCATGCCAGCTATGGCACAGAACCGTGAGAGAATGAATTTGGGTGAATATGCAGAAGAAGCTACAATTATTGTGGACGAACCTGTAAGACCTGCCAAACATTTCATTGAAGCCAACACACAGGAAGCGACTTTGCAGCATCTAAAGCATGAGTGCATTACTCCTGTGTTCTCCAAAGACAATGAACTTACCATTAACCATGCCGCATTTGTAGAAACCATACAGGATGCAGCCCAATCATTCTTTAGTGGTGAGAGAGTGGAACAGGCAGATATAAGAGTAAGCCACATTATCAAAGGCAGAATCCCTGAAGCTATCCATAAGCCAGCCAACCAACTGTTGGAATCTGATAAGACCATTTATTATGAGAGGGCAGCTTTCAGCATTGATGTTCCTACCATTTATGAAACAGTGGGTGGAAACAAACTGAACTTGTCTATCGTAGGTGTGAGGGCTTATAATCAGATGAACCTGTACAGCAAGAAAGTTCCAGAGCTGTTCAGATTGGCTATTGGCTTCAAA